AAAGTTGAAAAGTTTTCTAAGGAATGTTTAGAAGATATTAGTTATCCTGACAAACCAACATCATGGCATGTTAAGGGTAGATTAAAAAATAAATCAAATCAAAATTTTAAATTTGACGTAGGAGGCATGATTAACTTACCTAATAATGAAAAAGCTAAAAAAGGTAATATCTTAAGCAATGCTGATAAAATAGTATTTGAAGATCAAAAGTATTGGGTTATAATTGATATAGAAGAACTTCACCTTTATTTAAAAGAAAAAAAACTACAAAAAGTCTATTTAAATGACTTGTTAAATGATCTTTCATGGAACATAATTTTACCTAAATAGCCTCTCTATACTTAATCAATATTTTATTGTAAAATAGCAATATGCCTTTAACAAGAGTAAATATAGCCCCAGGATTTAACAAACAACTCTCTCAAACAGGAGCTGAAGGAAAATGGACTGATGGTGATTTTGTTAGATTTAGATATGGCCTACCAGAAAAAATTGGTGGTTGGACAGAAATTTTATCATCTAAATTAATAGGTGTAGCTAGAGCACAATTTATTTGGGCTGATTTAGATGGAAGAAGATACGCAGCTATAGGTACTAATAAACTTTTAGTTATTTATTATGAAGGTTCGTTTTATGATATTACTCCATTAGATACAGCGCAAACAGGTTGTACTTTTACTACAACTAACACATCAGCAACAGTAACAGTAAATAAAATTTCTCATGGATTAGTTGCAGGTGATCTATTTACATTTACTTCGGTCACTCCTCCATCAGGAGCTGGATATGTAGCTTCAGATTTTACAACAAATACTTTTCAAGTGGTAACTGCACAAATAGATAGTTTTACTATCACTATGGCATCAAATGCTGGAACGTCAGTAAGTGCAAGTGGATCTGCCACAATAAATCCGTATGTTAAAGTAGGTCCTATCAATCAAAGCTCTGGTTATGGTTGGGGTACATCTTCGTGGGGAGGAGCAAGTGGCGTTGTTAGCACTCTTAATGGTGCACTACTAGACGATAATAATGGAACTGGTGGCTCAGGAACTTCTATTACACTATCTGGAGTTACAGGATTTCCAACATCAGGCACTATTAAAGTTGATGCTGAGTTTATTTCATACACAGGAATTTCTGGAAATAATTTGACAGGTATAACAAGAAACGTAGCTGGCACGAGAGCCGGTCATGCTGATGGAGCTTCCGTAGAAGTTTTCACAGCTTGGGGCAGTCAATCTATTACTAGTTCTGTTATATTAGATCCTGCTTCTTGGTCTTTAGACAATTTTGGTGAACAACTAATAGCTACTGTTAAAAATGGTAAAACCTTTTCATGGAATCCGATAAATTCAAATGCTGTTGCTTTAACAACAAGAGCTGCAGTGGTTTCAGGTGCTCCAACTAAATCTGTTCTTACTTTAGTGTCTGATAGAGACAGACATCTGTTTCACATGGGAACAGAAACTACTATTGGTTCTGGAGGAACACAAGATAAAATGTTTATAAGATTTTCAGATCAAGAAAATATTACGGATTATACACCTACTTCTGTAAATACTGCGGGTACTTTTAGATTAGATTCTGGCACAAAAATAGTTGGAGCTGTAAAAGGTAAGGATTACACTCTTGTTTTAACTGACAACTCTGCGTACGTAATACAGTTTGTTGGACCACCTTTTACTTTTTCAATCAGGCAGGTAGGTTCTAACTGTGGGCCTATTGGCCAACACTCTATTAAATATGTCAATGGTCTAGTTTATTGGATGGGTGAGTCAGGTGGATTTTTTGTTTATGATGGAACAGTAAAAAGATTACCATGTCAGGTAGAAGATTTTGTTTTTACAACAAAAAATGGAAATAATTTAGGCATTAACTATCAAGCTGGTGAACAGGTTTTTGTAGGTCTTAATCATTTATATGAAGAAATAATTTGGTTCTATCCAAAAAGTGGATCTAGTCAAGTTGATAGAAACGTTACCTTTAATTATCAAAGTGGAACTTGGGCAACAGGATCTCTTGCTAGAACAACTTGGGTAGATGCGACTTTATATGATGTGCCTTACGCAACGGAATATAACTCAACTGGCCTACCAACTTTTCCAACTGTACAAGGAGTTACAAATATCAATGGGTCAACAATTTACTATGCTCATGAAATTGGAGTTGACCAAGTAGATTCAGCAGGAAATAAAACAGCTATACCAGCTTTTATAGAATCAGGAGACTTTAGTTTAAACCCTGATGGCACTAATGGTGAAATTTTTATGAGTATGAGAAGATTTGTTCCTGACTTTAAAACTATTCAAGGTGATGCTCAAGTGACTATTTTATTAAGAAATTTTCCCTCTGACACTGAAACCTCGTCTCCACTTGGACCGTTTACTGTTACCTCAAGCACTCAAAAAATTGATACGAGAGCTAGAGCTAGATTTGCTAGTTTAAAAATTGCTAATCTATCCACTGATCAAAATTGGAGATTTGGAACTTTTAGAGCAGATGTTCAACTAGATGGAATGAGATAATGGCTAGAGTTGACATTGTAATACCAGAGCCAACATCGCTTTATACTGAAGAAAACCAAAGACAAGTAACTCAGTCTTTACGAACGATGCAAGATAAGCTAAACACTTCTTATCAACAAGAACTTAAAAATGAACAGGATGCTTTTAATTATTTTTTATCATGACAATACGATATAAAAATCAAGGTTTCAAACAAGCTAGTACAGATAAGACTACAGTATTTACTTGTCCTAATGATGCAACAATAATTGTAAAAAGCGTCTATTGTGCTAACAGTGATGCTTCTTCAGCTATTTTAGTAAACATGAATTTAGTGGACTCTTCTGATTCAAGCGCAGAGTTTGAATTTTTTAGAGACGATGTGCCAGCAAAATCACAAGTTAACGCTACACCTCAAGGTTTAAATTTAGAAGCTGGTGATGCAATAACAGTACAAGCTGCTACTGGAAGTAATACAATTCAAGGAGCAATAAGTTACGCACAAATAGATAGATCACAGGAAAATGGCTAGGAGAACATTCAAATTTTTTACACCAAGACCAAAGCCAAAAAAACGTATTAGGACACATAAAAAATCACTTTCAAAATCTGAAAAAAGAAGTTATAAGAAGTACAACAGACAAGGACGAAGAGCAAAATGAATGATATACCTAGAATACCTGCAGAAGCTAAAGAAATTATTAGAAATAAAAGAAGTGGTAAAATTTATGAATCTAAAGCTGCTTTTGATGCTGATGTATCTGATCCCAACACTGATACTACTGTCGATGATTTTAGACAAGATCTTGAAATAAAAGTTACAAGAGCTGGTGCATTGGGTGCATTTACAAAAAAATAATGGAACCTAGAGGTGCAACTGAAATACAGCACGAGTTACTTGAAAAATATGTATCTAAGGATTTATTAAATAAGTTTCAAATATGCACATCTATTCCAGGTAAAGTATCTTTAGACCCAAACAAAATAAACATTTTATGGCAAAAAAATTCTTGGGATCAACCTAACTTACAAAATTTTTTTAGAAACAAACATAGGCATCATGAGTATGATTGGTATGTTTTTAATTCTCATTGGAACTTTGAAAAGTTTAGATATTTTTTTCAAATCCCAGAAGACAAATCTATTGTTATTAAAAATGGAGCAAGTAATTTTCCTAAAAGAAAAATATATAAAAAGGGTGATCCAATAAAAATTATACATCATTGTACACCTTGGAGAGGTTTGAATGTTTTACTATTAGCAATGCAGTTAATAAAAAATACAAATATAACTTTAGATGTGTATAGTTCCAATGAAATATATGGGACTGAGTTTGCATCTAAGGCTAACGAAAGTACAAAAGATTTGTTTGATCAAGCCAAAAAATTACCCAATGTAAATTATATAGGATATAAATCTCACGAATATATTTTAGAACATATGTCTGATTACAATATATTTGTTTATCCCTCTATATTTGAAGAGACTTTTTGTGCTTCAGCTTTGGAGGCTTTGTCAGCAGGCTTACATGTAATTACTACAAACTTTGGAGCTTTACCAGAAACTTGTGCAGAGTGGCCTGTTTACGTAAATTATAGTAAGAACTTACAACTTTTAGGTCATGCTTTTGCTACCGCAATAGATACCTGCTCTGATTATTTACATACAGAAACAATACAAAATCATTTAGACGAACAACAAAAATACTTTAAAAAATTTTATAGTTGGGATAAGAAAGGTAAAGAATGGGAAAATTTTTTACAAGGAGCCATTAGTGTCAAGCAATAAATATATCAACGAAGATACCTATCAAACTTTACAAGAAGTAAGTATAGAAACTCAATCGGATTATGAAAAGGCTGTTGAGCCTTTATGGAAAGAGCAACCAGAGGATTATAAAAATTATGAAATTTTTGTAGCAACTCCTGTGCATAGTGAAGTATCTATACATTATACTCAAGCTTTAATTGAGTTCCAACAAGAATGTTTTCAGAAAAAATTAAAAGTATCTTTTCATTTAATTAAATCATCTTTAGTAACACAAGGTAGAAATTTATCAGTTGCAGGTTTTTTAGGGTCAAAAGCAACTCATTTATTATTTATTGATTCAGATATTTATTTTCAAGGTAAGTCAATATTTTCTATGCTTAAGGCTGATAAGGATATTATATCTGTACCATATCCATTAAAAACTTTGATGTGGGACAAAGCTTTTGAAAAAATGCAACAAGGCAAAATAAAATCTCCAGATGATATTAGAAGATCTTTACATACTTACCCTATGAAAGTACCAAATCCAAATGACATAAAAGTAAACAAAGGTGTTATGGAAGTAACAGATTCACCTACTGGATGTATGCTTATTAAAAGAGATGTCATAAACAAAATGATAGAAAAATATCCAGATAAAGAAATAGTACAAAAGACTGTGATAAATGGTAAATTTGTTAACAAGCCTAACATGTGGAACTTTTTTGATACTTTACATGACCCAAAAGAAAAGACTTACAACGGTGAAGATTTTGCTTTTTGTAAACTTTGGCGTGATCTTGGTGGTAAATGTTATGCTTATATAAATGATTCTATAGTTCATGTTGGAGAGCATCAATATCAAGGCACGTTTCACGATGAGTTGATAGCCACGAAATAAAATGGTAATATATGCTATTATTAGGAAAATAGTATATGGATCCATTTACATTAGCACTAGCCACATTTGGCGTACAAAAACTTAGAGGAAAATCAACCAGAACAGCATTAAAAGATGCTGCACTTGTCGGAGGTACAACCTACGGTTTAGGTGCACTAGGAGGCATGTCAGGAGCACCTCAAGGTTTTCAACAAGCAACGGCAGGTTTTAGAAATCCAGCTTTTAGTGGTATTCCTGGAGTTAGAGATTCTAAATTATTATCAACTATCAAAGGACAAAAGGGAGATAAAAGTCTTTATGATGCATTAATTAAAAAAGCATCAAATCCAGATTTAAGTAATACCGAAATGAAAAGTATTTTAGCGGAAGCAAAAAAAGTAAAACCAAGTGGTATAACTGGTGCGTCAACGACTACTAAACTTTTAAGTGCTAGTGCACTAACTCCATTCTTAATGGGAGAAGAGCAACCAGTTAAACCAATGTTCACTGAAGAAGATTATAAAAAAGCTTATGAAGAACAAAAGGATGTATTAAGAGGAGGTTTCGAACCTAATACTCAACCATTTCCTACAAGAGAAGAAGTGACAGGATCTAATATGTTTTATGCAAATCAAGGTGGATTAGCTGAAATAGTTAAAAAATTTAATCAAGGTGGTGTAAATTATCTACCATCAAAAATAGATCATAATGAAAATGATGTAAATAATTATGTAAGAGCAGAAGGTTACGTAGAAGATGGAGCAGGAGCTGGAGACAAAGATGAAGATACAATGTTAGCACAATTAGCTGATGGTGAGTTTGTATCAAGAGCTGATGCTGTTTTAGGTGCAGGTATATTATCTGGAGCAGATCCAAAAAGTTTTAAAGGTATGAGAAAAGCGGGCGCTGATTTTTTTTATAATCAGCAAAAACAATTAAAAAGAATTTATGATTTAGTCGATGGAAGCAAAGAAAATTAAAATTGAAAAACAAGTAGATGTCCTACAAGTATACTCTTCTGTTATTGATGAGTATTGGCCATTAGTTGATTTTATGTTGAGAGAAGGTCTTAAATACGATGGCGATCCGATGAGCATTGATGATCTAAAAAATTTAATAAAAAAAAATAAATTAAAATTATTTATGATGTTTGGTTCAGACGATGGTGAACAGTATAAAGTATTTGGTGTTTGTGTAACACGAATCACGGTGCTTCCTAATTTTAATCAATGTGAAGTTATATTATTAAAAGGTGAAAAAAGAGAGTTATGGCAAGATCAACTTGCTGATACAATTGAGATAGTGGCAAAAGAAAACAAATGTAAAAGAATTGCAGTACATGCAAGACCTGGATGGCAACCTTTTTTAAAAACAAAAGGTTGGGGTGTAAAAAGATATTTATATACAAAGGAGATTAAATAATGAGTTTTATTTTTGGAGGAGGAAGTAGTGCTCCCACAACAACTGGTCAATCAGTTGTAACACAAAGAGAAGCACCAGGAGTTGAAGCAAGAAAACTATCCTTATATGATGAAGCTGCAAGATTAGCTGCACAACCTGCATTTGGAACTGCAGGAATTCCTGCATTACAAGTTGCTCCTATTTCAGGTATAGAACAAGCAGCAATCACTCAAGCAGGACGAACAGGCGTTGGTGCAGGCACAGTTGGTTCAGGAATAAGCTCTTTACAAGCCGCACAAACAGCTCCAAATATTTCTCAATTTTTTAATCCATTTCAATCTTATGTAACTGATGAAATTACTAGACAAGCCCAAATGGCAACTAATCAATTAGGTGCACAAGCTGTCGGTAGTGGTGCGTTTGGCGGAGCAAGACAAGGAATTGCAGAAGCTGAAATTGAAAGAGCTAGACAAGCTAATATTGGTCAAGCACAAGCACAAGGATTTCAAACTGCATTAGGTGCAGCACAAAATCAACAAAGAACTCAATTAGCTGCTGGACAAGCTTTAGGTCAATTAGGTGCTCAACAACAAGCAATGTCTTTAGCTGATATTCAATCACAATTACAAGCAGGTGCTCTACAAAGAGGTATTGGTCAAGCACAATTAGATGCACAAAGATCTACCGCTTTACAAAGAGAATATGAACCATATCAAAGATTAGAATTCTTAAAAGGTATCATGACTAATTTACCAACAACACAAAGTACACTTACAGCAACCACGGCTCCAGGATCTAATCCTTTAGGCCAAGCTTTAGGTGCAGGTTTAGGTGCATATTCTACATATAACTTAATGCAGCCGAGGTAACATGGATAAAGTATTAACAAGAAAAATGTTTCGAGATAGATATTTTGAAATGCACAAACCAAAAAAATTTAATAAGGGTGGTATTTTGAATGTGCAACATTTTCAAGAAGGTGGTCTTACTAGCAGAGAAAAAGCTATTATAGCAGCTCAGTTTGCAGCTCCTCTTTTACAATCTACTCAAAGGCCTGGGGAGGGTTTATTAGGTGGTGTGTTAAGATCTACAGGTGAAGGTGTTTCGAAATTACCTGCAACACTAATTGCATTGGAGAAAGCAAAACCAAAAAAAGCGGCAAGACTAATGACTGATGCAGAATTACAAGCTGCAAAATTACCTAAAGGAACATCTGCACAAATAGACGATGATGGAAAGATTAATGTAATTAGTAAACCAAGTGCTGATGCTTTAAAAAGTGCTAGAGGTGCAAAAGAAATTAAGGCTATTCTAGGTGACGTTGCACAAAATTATATAGATCTTGATAGACCAGTTGGTCCTTTGTCATACAGAACAATATCTCCAATAACAAATGTATTAGGCACAAAAACTGCAAGAAAGTTTGCAGAGCTAAAAGCAGATATTCAAAAGACTACTTCATTTTTAGGAAAAGCAATTTCTGGAGCAGCAGTATCAGAGCAAGAAGCTGAAAGACTTAAAAGAATGATTCCACAACTAGGAGACACAGAGGTTACATTTGAGGGAAAAATGAAAGCTCTTAATAAATATTTAAATCAAACAATTGCCCTAGCTGAAGACAATCAAGCAACATTTGAGGACGCCATGAAAATTATGGATAATTCTGGATCCACAGAATTGATTACATTTGATTTAACACAAGATATCAAATTTAAAAGAGATGGTGATACTATAGATTTAACTGGAGGATCATAATGGCAGACATAGTTATATCTGGACAAAAGTTTAAAATAAAAGGTGATCAACCAACTAGTCAAGAACAATTAGCAATTGATACTTTTTTAGGGGCTAGAAATTATGAAGATGAAAAAACAGGTTCTTCTATTTTAGACAACGATGAATTTGTAATTACTCCTGAAGATGTTTTAAGTGAAGCACAAAAAGGTAAATACAATAAAGATACAGAGAGTTTTTTATCTTCACCAAGTTTTATGAGAATTGCAACTGAGGTTGGATTATCAATAGCTGGAGGTATAGCTGGAGTCGCTATGGCACCTTTTTCAGGTGGATCATCATTAGCACTTACTGCAACTACTGCTGCTAGAATAGCTAGAATAGCAAGACCACTTTTAAATATTAGTGCAAATACTGTAGGTAAGATAGGGAGAGGAACACTAGGAGCTGCAGTTGGGGGTGGAACGGGTGCTGCAGTAGCACAAGCGTTTGATCCTAAAGAAAGTATAGTAAAAGAAGTTGCAAGAGGAACTATTCAGGGTGGTTTTGGTGAAGTATTAGGTTTTGGTATGGCAGGAGGTTTAGCAAAAATTTATAATAAAGTTGCAACAGGAAGTGTAAATACTATGCGTACTGCAAATGCAGCTACAAAAGTTTTAGATCGACAAAAAATATTTTATGGTGCACTAGGAAAAATAAGATCAGGTCAAATAACAACTCAAGGTATTGAGGAATTAATACAAGCCAATCCAAAATTATCTGATATCCAGAAGGCAACTTTAAGAAGTAAAGATCAAGCACTTGAAACATTAGCAAGACAAGAACAAAAATTAGGAGCTGATTTTTTGGGACAAGTAGAAGCTGGAAGTATTACTCCTGCTATGTTAACTGAAAATGCTATGATAGATCAATTACAAGCTATTGCAGAAGCATCACTTTTTGGAGCGGGAAGAATGAGAGCTGCATCTGGTGGAGCTCGTATAGGCTTAGTAGCTGGTATAGATGATTTAGTTGAAAATGCAATAAGAGGGATTGACCAAGAAATTTTAGATCCTGCAGCTTTTGGAACTATGGTTCAACAGAGTCTAACTAATTCACAAAAACTTTATACAAGAACTTTAACAGAAGGATTTTCTGATATAGCAAGACAGTTAGATGAAGCTGGAGTTGTTCCTATAAGAACTAACGGACCTGAAAAAATAAAATTATGGAATCCTCAATTAGGTAGAATTGAACAAACAGATACACTAGGTGTTTATCTTTCAAAACAATTAGAAGAAATGACAACATCTAATTTTCCTGGACAGTATGAAGAAGCAGTAGATTTGATACAAAGAACTATAGGTGGTGTAAGACCTAGAGCAACATTTAGAGAATTAGCTGAGGTATATAAGGGTGTATCAAGAACTTCTATTAAAACACCAGAAGGTTCAAGAATGCAGGCAGAAATATTAAGAAGAACATCTGATCTTATGGAAAGAGCAGATCTTCCTGGTCCATTAAGAACAAAAAGAAATGATTTAGTTGAATTAACAAAAATGGGTAGCAAATCATTTAATCAGGGTATCTTTTCTTCTATTGCAAAAAAAAATGTAGGGCAAGAAAAAATTTTTGATATGATTTTAAAAGCAAATCAAAAAAGTGTCACTGATGATTTTTTAAGACAGATAGATGCAACAACATCAGCTGGTACAAGATTAATTCCAATTGATGAAGCTAATAGAATTAAAGATGGTATAAGAGGTCATTTTTTTAAAAGATTTTTAGATGACACAACTAGATTTGATAATCAATACACTTACCTTGATGCTGCAAAAGCACGAGACTTTGTGCAAAATAAATATTCTGATTTTATTAAAACAGGTCCAAAGGGTGGTGGTTTAATATCAAAAGCACAAGCACAAGCAATGGATGAATATGTAGAGGCTCTTAAATATGCTGAGGGTAAAATATTTAGACCAGGTACAACTGGTAAAGGAAGAGGTACAATTTTTATTCAATTAAAAGAAGCTGGAGCTATTTCACAACTTGGTGGAGCAATTGCATTAGGGGGAGGTTATGTTGATCCTGGTACAGCAGGAGTATTTATATTAGGTCCCTATGGTTTAGCTAGAATGTTTTCTAATCCAAAATTAATGAAATTAGTTACAGAGGGTGTTAAAGGAACGTCCACACAAAATATACAAGGATATACAAGGTTTATGAATCAATTGGGTACAGGATTAGTTGGTAATAATATTATAACAGATGAACAAAATAGTATGGTGCAAAACACTATAAAGGCCAACGAAGATCAACTAGCATCAATTCTTAAAGGTAATTTAAAAGCA